GCCATGCAATCAAACAATCCAAAGCCGTCTAAATTGCTCTCAATAGGTTTCCATTTGAAAACCATAGGTTTCCTTGTACTAACTATTAAAAGAACAATTTTGGCCACTGGCGTTGACTCGATCATGTCCAATCAAAATTACCGTGTGTCGTCATCTATAAGACACATTGTAGTCTTGCATCCCATTAACCCGGTGGTATTTACCTCCTACACTTGGTGGGAACCGGGGGCCTTTCATCCGTTGCGGTAGCTTTTATCCTCAGCATTCTTTAGAACCGCACACGATCTGGTCCGTGTGAAACCCCCCCATAACCTGGGGACGGTTGTGTTTATCCTCCACGGGAGTCTACTCACTTCGCATGGCGAGCCTTCAGCGCCGCAACGTCCGCCTTCAACTTCGCTATTTCCTTTTGTAAAAGAGCAATAGCAGATGACTGCGCAGGCGCTGCCGCTACCACCGCACGGGTCTTGTCTTCCTGAGCTTTCGCTTGAGGAGTCAAGGCCTTCACAGTGTTAGTAGCAGCACCAACATAGTCACCCACTATCAAATCTTTCACAACAGGTATAGCTTTAGGTAACACCTGCTTAGCAATCTTCAAGACTTTCTTGAACCAATCACCGTGCGCATTCTCGCGGACATCTACCCCTGCGGGGAAGTCCGCTTGAACGTGCGACAGCAACGAGTCAAGCTTGTAGTTTGCGTCAGGCGATAACTTAGCCAAAGCCAGCAATTGCGGATCCGTATGGGAAGGAACGGTTGACAAGATGATCCTGTATCGCACAGTGATGCTGGAATCGGGACCGAGTCCAGAGTAGTAAACACCAACGATGTCAAAATCACCCCTAACCAGCGGCTTGTCGTAGTCATAGGTCGCATTTATATACGAAGCCGACATCCACGAGTTACCCCTGTCGGCACCATTACCAGGGTTGGTGAAACACACCTGTTCATTTCCAGTCACATAATAGTCTGACACTGAGTCTTGTATTGTGTGCATTTGGTATGAACCATGTTTCGCCTCGGTAACGATGCTACCAGGAATGTTCGTCGCAAGCGACGTACTACTCGGAGGCATCGGATAAGCATACATTTGCGGCCTAGGACCAGTCCAATTCCCTGAACCATCATTAACCGCGAACTGCGATTTACGTCCTTGAGTGGCCATCCTGTACCTAACTTGGGTTCCCTGCTTGAGCAATTCCGGCGACACGTCGACTGTCTCAAAGCCAATGGATAATATTTCGTAATACAGTCGTTTGACTGGAGGTGTCACATTGTCTGTGGCACCTGGAAATAAGAATTCATTGACGTTGAGCGTCAACGGTGTGTGGTTCGCTTGAGGGATCCACGTGGTCTCACCACTATTGACTCCCCAGATACAAAGCCCACCAAAGTCACGGTTAGTGACGTTGGCAGGCTGCGAGATCGAATATCCGTAGTCATTAACACCCTGCATAACTTGTTTGGTTATGAATGGTAATGACGTGATATGTAAATCCCACTTACCTGGAGGATCAGATATGTCAGTGAAATCACGAGCAGAATACGTCTGAGATAAATTTATCTGAGTTGTGTTCTGCAGCTGGTTAGATAGGGACGGCCTCCCAATAACGTCGTAAGGCTTATCGTGGAAAATGTCAGTACAACCTATAAAATAGGCCCGTTCATTTGGAGTGAGCGATGAGTAAAACTTTTCGAAGTCCATAACTTCACAAGTTAGTTTCCCCACCCCAATCCCGCTCCCACGCAGTGCTTTCGCACTACCTTGAGAAGGGGACTATGGCGGAGCTCCGTTGAAAGCCCTGATATGAGCTGGTCATCCTTGTACCCATCCTTGAGCACAAAGTTGATCAGCATCTTATCAATGCTACCTTGTGTAGGCGTCACAGTAAAGTGATCATCATCATCTCTACGAAACAATTTTGAGCAGAACTCAAAATCCCTGCTACTTTGAAGCGCAGGGGGCTTGAGTACAAACCCATATTTCGCATAGGCGGCGATCATCTCTTCACTGCTCCACCCGGCTATGAGGCCCTCAACAGCGTCATCCCCCATAGTGCAGACATCAGCATTTCCGGTTGCGAGTAATCGTAAGATCACTCTCATCCTGGAATTCGTCCCAGAGGTTCTGTAAGAACCGCTGGGCCAAACCCCAGGAATAACCTGATGCTCAATAACACCATCAGAGAACGCCACCGTCTTGAGCTTTACAATGCAGTTCATGTTGCAAGCAACCTTATACCACAAAGCGACCTCGTCGGC